AGCGGATGTATTTGAATAAGTGGTATATCGACCTTGATAACTTGGTTTATAAGTTCAATTCACAACTTAATACAGTTCAAGCCCTACCGGAGGGGGTTCAAGAGTGGAATTATGTTTTAGGTCTCGACCTTGGTTACAATGATGACACAGCTTGGACTATAATGGCATACAATCAACACCTAAAGGAACTGTTTGTAATCGAAACTATCAAACGCCCCAATCTAATAATATCTGAGGTTGCGACTATAACGGAAACCCTAAATGCAAAATATAACTTTACAAAGATGGTAGTTGATGGAGCAGGAAAGCAAGCCGTTGAGGAGATGAGACAAAGATACAATCTCCCACTTGAATCAGCCCAAAAGACCAATAAGCGCGATTTTATTGAACTTTTAAATGCTGACTTACAAACAGGTAAGATTAAGGTCCTTACTCCAAATGGTCAGGACCTTATGTTGGAGTGGGAGAATCTAATATGGGATGAGAGATTAAAACTAACTGGAAAGTATGTTGAGCATCCGTCCTGTCCAAACCACCTTGCAGATTCTTTTCTATATGGGTGGCGATGGTGTTTTAATTATGCTTGGGTACCTAAATCCCCACCAAAGAAACAGGCTGAGGATTATGTAGAGGAGTTTTGGGACAAAGAGTCCTATAAACTTGAAGAATCAAAGAATAACACAACAATCCCTTTATGGGAAAAGGAGTTTAAACAATATGGATGGTAATCGCAGCGGCAGTAGCAATCAATTTAGTGATAGTAGTGAAGACTTAGAGCAACTACGACAAATAGAGTATCTTATGAAATTAATGAATAAATACAAAGTTTCAGGTGTAAAACTTGGCTCTATAGAGTTGAGTAAGACAGTTTTCGACTATGAAGAGGATAGAGGAAGGGATTCTATCATTATCCCATCTAACTCACCCCTTTCTACAGAAGATGAAGACTTACTTTTTTGGAGTAGCAATAGTTAATAACAAGGAGGAGGACCCCTAACATATGGTAATCACAGTACATCAAGAGTATATAGGCGAAAAGAAAGAGAAGAATCCCTCTCATCGAAACAATCGGTGGTGGCAAGTATCACAAGAGGAAGCCCACTTGGGGGTGTGGAGCGTTGTTAATACTATTGAAAAATCCCAAAACTATAGACGGACCCTAAATATCCGGTACGCACGGCTTTATAATAACCTTGAACTATTTGGATTCGCCTCATACAGGGGGGATCGGGGAGTTAGCCCAGTAAGGGACGAGAATAAATTAACTTATAATATTATTAAATCCTGCGTAGATACAGCAGCCTCTAAAATAGCAAAGAATAAGCCAAAACCTCAATTCTTAACAGATGGAGGAAACTGGTCTCAACAGGAGCGAGCAAAGCTATTAACAAAATACATTGAAGGTATATTCTACGACTCAAATGTATATGAAGAAGCACAGCGAATGTTTATTGATGCGTGTGTTTTTGGACTTGGTGCCCTAAAGGTTTTCACTGAGGGGAACAAGATTAAAGTAGAGCGTATCTTCCCTGATGAATTGCGTGTTGATGAAGAAGAAGGTATTAACCGCAAGCCTCGCCAAATGCATCAAGTAAAGTATGTAGATAGACAAATGCTAATCGAGCAATTTCCCGAGTATTTTTATTCTATCTCTTCAGCCTCATCAGCCTCATCATCTTATGATACAGAATCTACAGCAGATATGATTAAAGTAATTGAGTCCTGGCATCTACCATCCTCATCAGAAGCAAAAGATGGACTCCACACAATTGCAATAGAAAACTGTACTCTATTTAGAGAACCTTGGACAAAAGAATACTTCCCCTTTGTCATGTATAGATGGTCTGAGAAGCTCATTGGCTTCTTTGGTCAGGGCTTAGCGGAGGAACTAGTAGGAATACAGATTGAAATTAATGAGCTTCTACGCAACATCAGCGCAGCTCTTAACCTAATAGCAGTCCCACGAGTAATAGTTGATGGAAACTCAAGAGTTTCACCTTCGCATATAACGAACGGAATAGGGTCTATAATCAAGATTGTTGGAGGAGTGGATGGAATTAAGTTTCACACACCTCAAGCGATGAATGCAGAAGTTTATCAACAACTTGAACGATTAATTCGAATGGGATATGAAGTAACAGGTATCTCTCAAATGTCTGCATCTGCTAAAAAGCCACCTGGACTTGATGCAGCTGTGGCTATCAGAGAGATGAATGACCTTGAAACAGAACGCTTTATGTTAAAAGCTCAATCCTGGGAGCGCTCATTCTTAGCCTTATCTTCAATAATTATAGATTTAAGCCGTGATCTTTATGAAAAAGATAAGAAGCTTTCCGTAAAAGCGGTTGGAAGTAAGTTTATAAAGAAAATCAAGTGGGCAGATGTAGATTTAGAAGATGATTGTTTTGTAATGCAATTATTCCCTACCTCTCTTCTACCATCTCAACCGGGAGCACGCAAGCAAGAAGTTGCAGAGTGGGTTCAAGCAGGTTGGATAACAAAAGATGATGCAATGAGCTTACTTGACTTTCCGGACCTTGAAGGGTTTGAATCACTTGAAATATCTTCACTTAATTTAATCAAAAAAGACCTTGGACTTATCTTAGAAGAGGGTGTGTATAACCCACCAGAACCTGAAATGAATCTTAAGGTAGCAGAAAGGTTAGCTCAACAAACCTTCTTAAAGGCACGATTTGATAAGGCACCTGAAGAAAGAATCGAAATGGTTCTACGCTATCTTCAAGATGTTCAACGCCTTATGAAGTTGAAAGCTCCACCCCTACCTCCCGAAGCAGCAGCAGTGGCACCCCTTGGAGTACCACAAGAGCTACCGCAAGCAGATTTGCTCCCGATGGTAGAAGGAGCCCCTGTAGATGAAGGACTAGTTTAATAAACCATTATAGGGCTATATGAGTAGATTTTTTAACACGAATAGGAGAAAATAATTTATGTCAGAACAAGCAGCAGCAGCAGTAGCAGCAGAAGTAGTAAGTCAAGAAGTACAAGGAGAGGTAAATGCCGAAACTACCGCCTCTCCAGCAAATGATGATTTTGGTGTTAGATTCGCAGCCTTAGCAAGGCAAGAAAAGCACCTACAACAGGAAAAGGCAAAGCTAAAGGAACTTGAGTCAAGATACTCATCCTATCAAGACTTAGAGAGTCAAGTTAAGACTAAACCATCAGTTTTACTCGAAAAGTATGGTATTTCACTTGATGACCTAATAGCAGACCAATATAATATTAATCGAGAAATTTCACCAGAAGAGCGTCTTCAAAAGAAGCTTGATGAACTTGAGTCTCGATTCGCATCTAAAGAAGAGCAAGAAGCGAAAGCCCGAAAGGAAGAAGAAGAAGCTCTTCGCAAGTCACAAGAGGAATCAGAGGCTGCAGCTATTGCAGCTCATCAGGATAAAATCGCTGCCTTTATTGAAGAAAATGTGGATCAATATGAGCTAATTAAGATCCTCGAGCAGCAAGAACTAGTCTGGGAGATAACTGAGGCACAATTCAACAAAGACGGAAAGCTTCTAACAATTGAGGAAGCATCTAAATTGGCTGAAAACTACCTCATCGATCAGGCAAAGTTAATCCTAGGAGCAGCAAAAGTAAAGCAACTTCTAGAACCTAAGGCAAAGCAAAAAGAGACCCCTCCCGCATTATTTGAGACAACCGAAGTGGATAGCAGAGAATCACATCCCTCGAGTAGGACCCTAACACAAAGCTTTGTTTCTAGTAATAGTAGTAATAGAAACCCCTCCCCTGAACATAAATTGTCAGTTGAGGAAAGCAAAAAAAGAGCAGCTGCCATGTTGCAAGCTGCCTTAAACAACAAAAAATAACAAGGAGAATTTTAAATTATGGCACTAGATCTAACAGCTTTTGACGCAGCTCTAAAGAGTCACTACACAGATGAAATGGTTCAGAACTTGGTTTATAAGGATAACCCATTTCTAGCTATGGTACCGAAGTATGAGGAGTTTGGTGGAAAAAACCTACCAATCCCACTTATTTACGGAAACCCACAAGGTAGAAGCAAGACCTTCTCTAACGCTCAAACCCGTGGAGCCGCAACAAGCTCTCTAATTCAAGACTTTGTTCTTACTCGAGTTAAAGATTATTCAATTGCAACAATTGATAATGAAACCCTCGAAGCATCTAAGGGCAATGCAAATGCTTTCATGGAAGCAGCAACAACTGAGATTGATGGAGCAATCAACTCTCTAACAAGATCCCTCGCAGTTGGTCTCTATAGAGATTCTTCCGCAGCAATCGGTCAAGTACTTGCAGAACCATCAGAAACAAGTACAACTGTAATCACCCTTAAGCAAGGAACAGATGTAAATAACTTTGAAGTTAATATGATTGTTAATATCTGGTCAGCAAAAAGCGGTGGATCACAGCGTAGCTCTAACGGTTCAGCTACAAGCTTAACTGTAAGTGCTGTTGATAGGTCTGCAAAAACCATCACCCTTGCACACACCTACACCTCTTCTGGTACAATCGCAGCAGATGATTATCTATTTGTTGAAGGTGACCGTGGATTGGGTATTTCTGGTCTCGATGCTTGGTTGCCTGTTGCAGCCCCTGGTGCAACTGCATTCTTCGGTGTTGATCGATCGGTTGATACAGTTCGCCTCGGTGGATGCCGCTATGATGGCTCATCTAGCCCAATCGAAGAAGCACTAGTTCAAGGTGCATCTGAAGTAGCAGATCAAGGAAATGGTAAAATCGACCACTACTTTATCTCTTATAAGCAATTCGCAGAACTTGAAAAAGCCCTTGGCTCTAAAGTTCAGTACATTGACTTAACAATGAACGCAGAAGTAGGTTTCCGTGGTATCGTAATCAACGGTCCTCGCGGTCCTATTAAGGTTGTACCTGACCAAAACTGCCCTTCAGATAGAGCATATGGTCTTCAACTCAACACTTGGAAACTTTACTCACTTGGTAAAGCAGTACGCGTGATTGATACTGACGGTCTTCAGATGCTTCGCCAGGCGTCAGCTGACGGGGTAGAGGTTCGCTACGGATTCTACGGAAACCTTGGTTGCCGTGGTCCTGGCTTGAACATTGTTGTTGAGCTACCTGAAGTTTAATGTAAGTAAGTGATGAGGTGAGATAGGGGAGTACTCTCCCCTACTCTCCCTCATCTTTTTTTCTATCTCTAAACAATAATTTTTCAAAAAGAAGGAGTAAATAAAATGGCAAATAGAACTTTTGGTGATGTACAAGCACTAAACAAAGAAGTTAAGATCATCACAGGTAGATTTGATTCAAGTGATGAAACAAAGGCAGGTTTAGGTTGGTCTGCAGCAGATAGTGGGACTGGTAAATACACAATAACACTTGATGATACCTACAATACCCTCTTATCCTGTACTGCAAATGCCTATGGATCGGACGGTTACGAATATACCGTAGGTGTATTTTCACATGATGTTGCATCTGCAAAGACTGTTGTACTCGCAACTGCAAAGAACGGCACACTTTCTGACCTTGCGGCTTCAGATGAAATTCACTTTGTGTTAATGCTTCAAAACAGTTCAGTTAAAAATAAATAACCTAGGGGGAGGACACTCTTATGATGATGAATGATAACAAACGGAAGATTGCATCTATTATAATCGGTGGAATCCCCTCTTCTTCAAAGCAAAAGCCGATGCAGCAGCAGCAGCCACAATCCGAACAAAGAAGTGAGGAAACCCTACAAGCTCAAGCAGAGAAAGACTTAGCCCAAAAGCTAATATCTGCAATAAGTGAGAAGGATCCCGTTCGAGTTGTAAAGTACTTTAAAGAACTTATGGTATGTTGTGAAATGGAACCTGGCGAAGAAGAGTGGGAAAAAGCAGGATATGGTAAGTCAGATGAATTTGTAGAAGAGAAGGAGTAAGAATGTATGGCTAATCTATCAACCCTTTCCGATATAAGAACTTTAGCAAAGCAATATGCAGACATGGAAAATATGTCTCTCGTCAGTGATTCCGAATGGCTTATGGCAATAAACCTTGCCTATGCAGAGCTTTACGACATATTGGTAAGTAAGTTTGAAGATTACTATACAGACTCTTACAGTTACACAATACCTCAAGGGGGGAACACAATCCCCTTGCCTTCAAACTTCTATAAACTTCGCAGAGTAGATTATTATCTTAATGGTGAATGGATAACTCTTAAAAAGTACAACTTTTCAGAAGCAAACTCAAAAAATCAACGGGTTCGTAGAATAGGGTCTAACTATTGTTCTTTAGAATATCGGTTAGTTAAAGATTCAATCACTGTTCTACCCGAAACCAGTGCAAGTGGCGATTATAAACTATGGTATATTCCGTCTTTTACACGCCTTGAAGAGGATTCAGACACAGTTGATGGTGTAAATGGTTGGGAGCAATATATAGCCATACACGCTGCCATATATGCTTTAACAAAAGAAGAAACACCTACCCCTAGTTTAGATTATCAACTTGCAAAACTAAAAGAGCGAATAGAACAAATGAGTGATAATAGAGACGCTGGAGAACCTGAGCGGGTTGTTGATATATCAAAAGGATGGGATTGGTGGTAAAAAGATTTAGATTCTTCAAAGCAAAAGATGAAGAAGTAAATGCATTATCTCGAAATGTAATGGATTTTGTAAGTCAATTATACAATGTTCCGATCCTTGATGGACTATTAATTGAGGGCGTAGAACTTGATTCAGCTACCTCTACTATTGTAAATCACGGACTTGGAAGAGCAATTCGAGGATGGATTATAGTTAAGCAAGATGCTTCAAGTTCAATTTATGCACTTGAGGTAGAACAATCTACTCCCCTAACAACTTTAGTATTAAAGTGTTCTGCAGATGTAAAAGTAAGCCTTTGGGTTTTTTAAAGGAGTAACAAGATGACAACAGTCACAACCAATATGGGAATAACACTCCCTTCAGTAGATGATCCGGGTCCTCTTTGGGCAACACAAATTAACACAGCAATATCAACAATAGATGCTCATGATCACTCACCTGGAAAAGGTGTAAGAATAACAACCGCAGGACTCAATATCAATGCAGACTTGAGTCTAAATGGAAACTCTCTTATAGATGTTGGTGGAATTGTATATGATGATTTATCTCAAACCCTTTCAACACCAAATACTTTATATGTAAAATCAGGCGATCTATACTATACAGATTCAGCAAGTACTCCCATTCGCATAACAGCAGGTGGATCAGTTAATTTAGCGGGTGTCGGTGGGATTGGAGGTGATTACACTTCCGTAGGGGCATCTGTAATATATACAGATTCAACAAAAACCTATTCTTTTCAAGATGATACGGCAGCTGCAGCTAAAATCGCCTGTGGAGATGTAAGCACAACAACTCTAACGGCAAGTGGAACAACCACCCTTGGATCCGTAACAGTATCAGGAACCTCTACAATTTCAGGAACAGCAACATTTAGTGGAACAACTACCTTTTCTGGAACAACAACCTTTAGTGGAAACACATCTGGAAGAGGGATTCTACCTATAGGATCAGTGATTCCCTTGATGAGTCATATAACAGGTGTCACAGATGTTACAGCAACTACATCTGCAGACTCAAATGGTTTTGTATCATGTAATGGTCAAACTATTTCAGACGCCACATCCCCTTTAAATGGTCAAGTAATACCAAACCTAAATAACTCACTATTTATAATGGGTTCTACAACAGCTGGTTCAACAGGAGGAGCAAATAGTATAACTTTATCAAGTGGTCAGCTTCCCGCACACACCCACTCGATAGATCATGGTCATGCCAACTCATTCGCTTTAGGTTCAGCAACAGTAGGATCCTCCACACATACACATAACATAGCTCACGCCCATATATGGAGTTACTATGAAACAACAGGTAACGATGAATACCATGTTTTAACTTCGCAAAATACAGCCTCTACCTCCATTTCAGGTGGAGACACAGTGGCGTGGCGGGCGATAACAACTGGATCAGGCTCAAATGATACAATTCAAAATACTCTAGTAAGTGACACCTCTCTTTACACTACAGGTGTTTTAGGTTCAGATAGTGGATCAGGTTCAAGTGCTAATTCAGCTGGACCATCAGCTACAACTACTGTTACACTTTCAGGATCTGTAACTAACCTTACAGGTTCTTCAGGATCAACCGGTTCAGGAAGTAGTATAGACAATAGACCAGCCTACATAACTGCAAGATACATAATGAGAATTAAATAAGGAGATAGAATGTATAACTTTAAATATAAGCGTTACGGTAGATTCTTTTATAAAACCCTTAAGGATGTGGTAGGACATAATTATCTACCTGACCAAAACAAAATGGTTGTTTATTTCAAATCTGGAAGAGTGGTAGAGATACCTCATTGGAATAGTTGTGGAGTTGATTTAGGTACCGATTGGGTTAATTATGTGAGAGAAAAAGCTGAGCGAGAATCAGGTGTTCCCCTAAGGATCGATCCCCGTTAAAAAGGAGATTTTAAATGATCAACACAAGAAATATGAATATATCTCTTCCCATCCCTAAGCAATCAACAGGGGCTACTTGGGGAGGAGCAATCAGAACAGGTGTGACAACTATAGACTCACACACTCACCAGTCTGGATCTGGACAGCGTTTAGTAACAGCAAGTTTAAATATAGATAATGACTTAACAATTAATAACTTTGAAACTCTAGATTCAGGAGCAATCCGCTTTTCAATTAATGAAGGATATGATTCTTACGGGACTCTCTATAGTGATGGTTCAGAACTATTCTTCTATGATAGTGATGCCTATCAAGTACAATTAACTTCAGGTGGCGTGCTTAACACCACAACACTTGGAGATATAGGTGGTGATTACAGCGCTACAAACGCATCTGTTTTCTATACAGACTCAACAAAAACCTATACTCTACAAGACTCCCTACAGGCTAATGCAAAAGTAAGTTGTTCTACACTAACACCTAGTGGAACACTCACCATATCTGGAGCTGGAGTACTTTCTGGAACTAAAACAATAAGTACCTCACTTACTCTACAAGGAACCGCATCTAATTCTGCAACAACAACAATTTCTTCAGATGCTTACATGGAGAATCAAGTAAGTGGAATAGGCTTTATCCCAATTGGTGGATGTATTCAATTTCACGATAATATATCTGGAGTAGGATCAATCCCTACTGGTTTTGTATCATGTATTGGTCAAACCATTTCAGACGCTGCATCTCCCTTAAATGGTCAAGTAATGCCAAACCTAAATAATTCAATATTTATAATGGGTTCTACAACAGCTGGATCAACAGGCGGAGCAAATAGCTATACTCTAACAGAATCTCAAGTAGTGGCACATACACATACTATAGATCACGGTCACAGTAATACTTTCGCCTTAGGTTCAGCAACAGTATCCTCTTCTACACATACGCATAACATAGCTCACGCCCATAAATATATTGAGCGTACCAGTAGAGAAATTTTTGTTGCTGACATAGCAGACTTTTCACTCTCATCCTTGAACACTGCTTCAACAAGTATAACACGAGATGATACAAAACTAGGTGAGTGGAATGAGGTTGGATCAAACACATCGGGAACCCAGGATATAAATAGACAAGCTGCCAACGACACATTTTACACTACAGGTGTAATTGGATCTTCTTCAGGTTCAGGTTCAAGTGCTAATTCAGCTGGACCATCAGCTACAACTACTGTTACACTTTCAGGATCTGTAACTAAC